AGAGAATTTTGCCTCCCCTTTCTCGCCGTATGACCCGTCAGGCGACAATTTCGCTGGCATCCTGTATTTAGAGGAAGACGAAGACGCCCCTGCCTTCCTGAAAGCCTACGACCTCGATTTGACCGTGTTTCCAACTTTCGACCTGCCAGAGGATAACACTCTCCGAGAGTTGCCTCGCCTAACGAAGGGAGTTATTGCGTAACCCCTAAAAACTAACACCGCTACACTACCCCCCTAGTGTAGCGGTGTTTTTTTTACCCTCAAAAACCGCCCTACGGGGGCGGCTGGAATTCGCTTCGTGCTTGCCTTGCGTGTTTTGCTTGCTTTGTTGCCTCAGTGACGGTGTTAGCGGTGTGAACAATACTGCTAGACATTAGGGGGCATAGTGAAAAGTAAAAAATTGTGAACTTGTGAGGCGGTTTGGCTAGTGAACAAGTGTGTTTTGTTTGTTATCAAAAAGTTATCAAATGAACTTGACATACTCAACTACTCAACCGCTAAACTACTCAATAAGTAATCAACCGATTATCTAACCAACAGAAACAAGGAGTAAACAAATGCTAGAAAACGAATACCAGTTTAGAACCGCTATCAAAGATGAGTTGGTTTCTAACTTTGACCGCATTACAGATTGGCAGTATCCAGAAGACTATCTAAACGAGATGGCTGATGGTTTTGTGCCTGTTTACAACCACGAGATTATTGAGGCGTGGCACAAGTCTATGCCTCACGAGTTCACCGATAGTTGGCAAGAGTTCGGTTTGCCTAGTTCTAGCGTTAGCGAAATTTCGATTATTGGGCTAATGAGAATTGACCTTTACCAATGGCTAAATTCGCTTACTAGCGAACTTTGGGATGAAATCAAGGAAGAAAGAGAGGTTGCCTAATGTCTAAGGTTTTGGAGGTATTGGAAGAACTAGAAGATGAGGTTTGTTGTGGTGCTAAATACCCTAAGAAAGTTGAGATTGGTTTCTCTCACTTTTCGGGGATGTATCGGGCAACTTGTCAAAAGTGTTCTTATGTAAATGTGTATTGGGAGTGTGCCTGTGAGTTGGCACACGATTGTGAGGAGTTCTGATGTTGGATTGTGAGAGATTGTCTGACAACCATTCTGAGGATGTCGTGAGGGTTTATGTTGGAACTGCCACGCCTTTGGTTATGTGTGGTTTCCATTCTTCCCCTATGGGAAATAGTCTGATTGAAAAAGTAGTAAAACTAGTGAATGAGGAGAAAAAAATTGAACGGTAAGACTTGGGATGATGTTTGGGATGAGGTAGAAACTGCTTTGGAAACGGCAGATAGTATCGCCTTTGATAGTTGCCACAAAATCTATGTTTTGGGTGATTTGGAACAGACAGAAAAAATGATTGGTTATGAATACGCTTTTGTTGAGGGTGTGACCAATACGGCGGATGCTTTGGCTACTTTGAAGAAATGGTTTGAACAGTCTTGTGGTCTACGGTTCATTGAACAGGTGTGTTCTGAGGCTGATGGCACAGAGAGTTGGCACACGCTTATTCCTCAGGGTTTCTTTGAGGCTTGTGAGGATTGTGGTGACCCTGATTGTGAGGGTGTGTGTGCTGATTATGAGGATGATGAGGAGGATGACTAATGCCTAGGTTTAGTGTGTGGATGTCACGAGAGGTGACTGAAAAGTGGTTCTTTGACGCTGACAGTTTAGAGGAGGCTGAGAAGATGATTGAGGAGATTGAGGAGGGTGACCGTTTGGATGACGATTTGCCTAATCTTGACGCCAAAACTAAGGGTGGCGGTATGTCGTTTGAGTTTGTTGAGGAGGTAAAGTGATGTATAAGGATGGGAAGATTGTGATTTCTGGTGTGTTCTCGTATTCGCAACCTGATTTGGAGTTTATGCGTGATGAAACTTATCACACTCAGGAGGAGTTTCGTGAGGCTGTGTTTGACCAGTTTTATCACGACCTTTGGGAGTATGTGAGAAATGAGCCTGTGGATGTTGTGTTTGAGGTTACTTATGGGAGGATGACTGATGGCTAGGTATGTTCATTTTGTTATTGCTGTTGATTTGGATGATAAGTCTGCCATTTTGGATGATGACACTTTTATGGCTAAGTTCCCTGATGGGGGTCTTTGGGATGATGTGTTGGAGGAGTGGCGTGATGAAACTGATGAGGAATGTGAACAGGCTCGTATTCTGATGAGGGAGATGTTTAGGAATGATTGAGTTTGGTGGTGGTTTTTACATAGCGGATAATGGGTCGCCTGTTCCTAATGGTTTTTATTATGCGTGGTGTGATGATTGTGGGTGTCAGAGTTTCCGTAAAATCGGGGATGATGCGTGTCTGGTTTGTGCTGGTGAAACTGTCGTGTGAGCGTAGGTTTCGTGTGTTTCAGGTTGGTAGGGCTTATAGAGTTCTACTCACTACTAAACTACTCAATGAGTAAAATAGTAATGAGTAGTATCTCCATAGTCATCTCAATGTTAGATAAGAAAATAAAAAATTTGCCCTTGTAAATTCAGGGGTGTAGGCTCACAGACTTTTTTGGTTTGTGTGATAAGTTAGAAAAAACAGAAAATCTGAGTAGGATAGTAGAATAGTAAACTCATCTACTAAACTACTCACAATTTAGGAGAAATTGGTAAAATGTCTATTTATGACCCTTTGTATGGTGAACTTTTGAGTGTTGCTGAGGTGTGTGATGTTACGGGTTTGACCCCTAATCAGTTACGCAACTGGCGACTGGAAACTAGGCTTCATCTTGCCCCTTTTGGGTATGTTCAGATTGGTGCTAAACCGTATTACCGTAAGGTGACTGTGGATGCTTATTTGGAGGAGAATGGTGGGGCTAAACGAGTGTTCAAGTCTGCTGGTTTGGATGTGAAGTTTCCTGTGGATGAGGTTCTGGCTCAGGATGATGCTCGTAGGGAAGCCTTGATTGAGTTGGCTTCTATCAATACGGCTAATCAGTGGCTCAAATGGACACCGTTTTTTGGGCGTGTGTTGCCTAAGACTTGGGTTGAGGATGTGAACCGTTTACAGCCTGAGTTGTTTGCTAAGTGGGCTAATACTGGTCAGGAAATTGCTAACTATGTTCCTTACGGTAAACGGGGTGACCATCCTGAACAATGGTTTGTTGGGAATGTTTTGGCTTTTCGTAGGATGTTGGCTGAGTTGCGTGGTTGGCAGGTTACGGATGAAGAAATTTTGGCTATGCCCGTTGGGGATGTGCCACCACTAAAAGAAACAGATAAATAAGGAGAAATGGGATGTCAGTTAGTTTGTGTAAACACCTTTGGGTCGAACTAGGCGAGGGTCGAAGTATCGTGTTCTGTGATGCTTGCGGTGAAGTTCAAATAGGTGAGGTTGCTAATGCCTAAGTTCGTGGTTGAAAGTGTTATGACCAGAACCTACCGTATGGAGGTTGAAGCAGAAAACGAAATGGACGCTATCGAAGTTATGCGTGATAGTGACTATGACAGCGAAGCAGACAGCGACTATGAAGTTGATGCTCGTTGGGATTACGAAGTAATAGAGGAAAAGTAACAGTTTGATAACGGTATGCCTGAACCACACATTACGGGTGTGGTTTGGGTGTAGCGTAAAAATGTAATCAATTAGAAAGGAATTACAAAAATGGAAAAGAACCTAGTAATCAAAGTTGATGACCGTCTTATTGACCTAATCAACAAAATTGAAGAAGACCTCAGGAACGAAAACCCTGAGAACTCGTGGCACTTCCCTATCTCGTGGGCTTTTGACGAAATGGGTGTGTATGCGTCAGGTATCGGAACAGGTATCGAATACGGTTGCTCTATTGGTGAGGGCAAGAACGGCGAATGGCAGTCTGTTTTCTGGCGTGAAGTTGGTAAGCACGATAACGACAACTGGGAACAGCACAAGTTTGACACCGATTATGAAGCACCAGAGGAGAACTAATGAGTAAGTTTGAGGGAACTTATCAGGATGCTATCAACAATCTGCTTGATGTTATTGAGGAGATGAAAGATGCTGGCGATTACCACAATGACACTTTGGATGAGATTGTTTGGAGGATTTCGTAATGACTACTTTGGATGAGATGAAGACAAGTTTCTTTGAGGACACTCACTTACTTATTCCGTTTGTGTATTGTCAAGAAGACTTTGAGGCTAACTGTAATGTGACTTTTACGCCTGATGAGTGGGCTGAAATGTGTCGCCAGTTAGAGCAAGAAGCGTTACGCCAGTATGCTCAGGGTTTTCACCAGTTCGCTATTGACTATGTGAATAACAATTTTTGGTCGAACAAAATTAGTGAGCGTAAAGTTACTGTGTCGCTAACTTATGAGTATGATTTGGCTGACCCTGCTATTCGTAGGGATTATGCTGAATGGTTGGATGACCACGAGGATACTCCTCAGGCTCGTAAAGATTTCTTTATTGACCGTGCTATTGGTAAAGAACAGTTAGATAAAACTGACCGTAGTGCTTTGAAACTAGTTGTTGGAGAGGATAAATAATGTCGAATGTGAAGCAGTTGGTTCATAACCTTATTGACTTGGGAACTAAGTCGCCTGTTGTGTTGATGCCTTATGTGTGGACTAAGCAGGATGTTGAGGAGTGGTTTGAAACTGAGTTCACTCCTGAGGAGTGGGCTACGATTGTGGACAAGGTTGAGATGAACATTGATGATGTTACGGAAAGCCTGTTTGAGACTGTTCGTGCTGAGGTTGAGGTTATTCGTCCACCTAAGCAGGATGAGGAAACGCTTGATTACCCTTACTTTGCTGAGGCTATGAAAACTATTCTTCGTTTGCGTGATGACAACCCTGACATTCCTGCTGAACGGTTTGGTGAGTTGTTGTTGGTTGTTTATCGTGCTGTTCACGAGGCGGAGGTGAAGTAATGCGTTATGACATTGAGGATTGGGCTCAAAAGTTTAAGCCTAAGCAGAACCGCACTACTTTGGGTTCGTCTTGGGGTGGGTGTATGTATGAAACTTTTGGGGCGGATTACATTCACGTCACTAAGCAAGATAATGAGTATGTGTGGACTTGGATGGACGGCAATGATGACAACACTTATGTTGTTGCTGGTAAGCATTTGGTGAACCGTATTGGTTACTTTGTGACGAAAGAACCTTGGGCTGATGCTGATGATTATGCGTTGGTGGACTAATGGCTGAATGGTTTGTTGAAGGCTATGTGACTACCCCTGTGACTGTGCGTGTGTTCGCTGAAACGGCGGAGGAGGCTCGTGACATTGGTAAGGACTTGTTGGCTGATGGTAAAGGGGTTGAGGCTTCGCCTTTGTTGTCGCCTGAGTTGATGGTGTATACGGATACTTGGCAAGAGGCTGTGTTTCCTGAGAGCCAGTTGTTTTAGAAATAAATAAACGGGGCAACACACTAAAAATGTATGCTGCCCCGTCCACCAACAGAAAGGAATTACATTGAACAAACTACCGATTTGTCCTGCTTCAACCATAGCGTATGGTTGTGACTTTTTGAAAGAGGGTTTTGGGCGTGTCTAAGTTGAGTTCGTTTGTGATGTCTGAGTTGGTTCGGCACGACTGGAAACCGTATACTGGCAGTCATCCTGTGCCGAGAAACAGTTTCGTAAAGAACGGTGTGTTGTTTACGATTCATCCACAGACAAAGATTGGAATGTTTCACATTTCAATACAGAAATTGTCAAAGGTGGATGTTAGGTTAGTTGATGCCAATGAGTTGTTGGCTCTTATAGAAAAGGAATAACAGAAATGGAACAGAAAGAATTTGATGTCCTGATTGCTAACGCTAAGAATGCGTTGGTGACTACTCCTAAGGCAACTAAGGAGGATAAGGATGCTGTTGAGGCGTCTGACCCGATTTTGGCTAATGAGTTGTTGGCTGAGCGTGCGTCTATTGCTGAACAGATTAAGTTGCTGACGGCTCGTAAGAGTGACATTGAGAACATTATTAAGGACGCTATTGGTTCTAAGGATGTTTTGTTGGTTCACGGGGCTAAGGTTGCTACGGTTACTCGTTGGCGTGAAACTGCTGTGAACACGGATGCTGTGAAAGAGCAGTTCCCTGTGGCTGAGTATCCTGAACTGTTTAAGCGTTCGTCTAAGTCCCGTCTAACGGTTCACTAGGAGGTGTAATTATGTATGTTTGGGTGAATGACCAAGAGGGCGTTTTTCGTTTTGTTGATGACCAGTATTTGCCTCCTTGTGAGAAGTGTGGCGAATTGGTTGGTGCTTGTCAGTCTGCTGATAAGTGTGGTTCTGAGATTGTTAGTTTTGAGGAGGATAACTAATGCGTGAAATGGACTGGGATGATGTTGATGAGTTACCTGAGGACTCTGAGTGTGGTTACTGTGGTTTTGTGAAGTGTGCTTGTGATGAGATGAATGACCAGCACGAAATTGACCACTTTGAAACGCACGGAGAGTGGTTGTAATGTTTGATGCTGTTAATAAGCCGAAGCATTACACCACTGACCCTAGTGGTGTGGAGTGTATTCAGATTACTCGTCACCGTAACTTCAATGTTGGTAACGCTATCAAGTATTTGTGGCGTGCTGGTTTGAAAGATGAGAACTCTACTGTTCAGGATTTGCGTAAGGCTGTCTTTTACATTGAGGATGAAATCAGAAGAATTGAGGGCAAGTGAGCCTTTACGAGACGGTTCTTTTTGATTATCAGAAGACGGCTGCTGACCGTATAGCGTCTGACCGTAGGTTGTTGTTGGCTGACCAGCCTGGGCTTGGTAAAACTTTGGAAGTTTTGGGTGGGTTGGAGCAGGCTGGCTTGCTAACCAAACAGGTCACTAACATTCTGGTTTTGACACCTATCATTAACGCTAAAACTACTTGGATTGATTCGATTGAACGATTTGTGAAACCAATTTATTCTGATGTGGGTGTGGTTGATTTGAGTTATGGGTCGTCTGCTCAGAAGAACGCTAGGTTTAATGATGTTGGGGCTGGTGCCGTGTTTTATATTGCTAACCATAACGCTTTGGATGTAGTGAAAGGTAATCCTCGTCTACCAGAATTGTTTAAGATTCAGTGGGATGCTGTTATTGTGGATGAATCACATTTGGTGCTACCTGTGAAAGACACTCGTTCTATGACGAACTTTTGGAAGGGATTGATGAAGTTGAAGTATGCGTCTCCTACGATTCGTGTAGCAATTTCCGGAACTCCTGACCGCGGTAAGTTGGAGAACCGTTATGGCACTTGGTTATTTTTGAATTCGTCTATGGTTGGGTTTAATCGTTGGGCGTGGTTGGAACAAAACTTTTGGATTAATGAGCAGAAAGTTTCTCGCACTCGCACAGTAAAGATGACGGCTGGGTTGAAGTCTGAGCATTCTTGGTTGCAAACTGACCGTGAAATGATGTTGCGTCGCACTAAGGCTGAGGTGTTGCCTCAGTTGCCTCCAAAACGGTATGTAGATGTTGAGATTGAACTGACCCGTAAACAGAAGGCTGCTTATTTGTTGCAACAGTTAGAGTCGTCTGACCGTATGGCAGAAGCTCGTGCTGAGGAACGTGACAATGCTGAGGCTATGGTGTTTGCGTTGCGTGCCCGTCAGATTGCTGACTGTTTGTGGGAAGGCAATGAACCGCTTGTTGGTGGCGAATCTGCTAAGTTGGAGTGGTTGTTGGAGTGGTTGGATGAGCGTGGGTTTATCCAGTTTGATGAGATGGCTGATAATAAGGCGAAGGTTGTTATTGTGAGCCAGTTCAGTAAGGTTTTGCATTGGTTGAAGAAGGAGTTGGCTAGTGTTGGTGTGGTTTCTGATGTACTTGATGGGAGTGTATCTGACCGTGAGCGTATTCGTGTCCAAGAGGAGTTTCAAACAGGCGGTCTTAGAATCGTGCTTCTTTCTGGCGGTATGGGTGTTGGTATTAACCTTGATGCTGCAGATGACTTGGTGATGTTTGATTCGCCGTATGACCCTGACCGTGTTGAGCAGATTGAAGACCGTGTTCACCGTGCGTCTAATCATCACAATGTAACTATTTGGAACTTAGTTGCGTTGGACACTATGGATGAGGCTGTTATGGAGATGGTGTCTAAACGGTATAGGACTACTCGTAAACTTATGGATGGTTCTCGTGGTGTTGTTTTTGGTCGTGAAGTGTTGAATCTTGTGAGAAAGGGAGAGAAATGAGCCACGAACGTTGCACTAGACCTGATAGCAACAAGGGCTGTATTGACTGTGTTGCTTATGGTGCTATGGAAGAACAGTCACGCATTATCAAACTGCTAATAAATACAGAAGAAGGCAATACTGCAATGGGTATGGCTATTTATCTTGGTGATAACAGAGGAATTATTGCTCTTATCAAGGGAGAGAATAATGGCTAAACAAATTTGTGTGTATGATGGTTGCACTAATTACCGTTGGGCTCATGGTGTATGTAATAACCATCGTTTTTATGAGGAACATTTAGAGTTCTGGGGCGAAGAAGCCGAAGAGTATTGGCAGTTTGTAAAGAAGGAGTTAGGGATTGGCTAGGTATGGGTCGGAAATTGAGTTCGAATTCATTGGACACGATAAGAATGTTCCTAAAATGTCTGTGGACACTACTAATCTAGAAACTATAGTGAGGATGTTGGATAGTGAGTTTCGTAATTACCGTTTTAGTGCTGAGTCTACTGGTTTTGTTTGGTTCACTGATGCTACTGGGGCGTGCTACGCAAAAGTTTTATCAACTGGCGGAATCATCGCCAAGTTTAGAATCAGAACAATCAAGTTACACAAAATAGGAGGACAATAATGCCAATCCAGATTCTTGGAGTAAAACCTGACAGTTATGAACAGTCAGATAAAGATGCTTACGCAACTGCTGAACGCTGGTTACAGCGTATCCCTGACCTGTTCCTAACAGAACGCTCATACCAGACTGCTATTGGTATTAGCGAGGTTGGGTCAGACTGTCGCAAGTGTGTAGCAAAGAAACTTGCAGGGTATCCTAAGAACCCTAGTGGTTCTTGGTATCCGTTCATTGGAACAGCCGTTCACCAAGCCCTAGAAGATGGGTTTATGCGGTGGTCTGACGACTACATGCTAGAAGAACGCTTAACCGTTCACGAATACAAGACCCTAAAACTTGGTGGCTCATGCGACATGGCTGCAATTTCCATCTCCGATGACAACACTGTTATTGTGAACGATTGGAAGATTGTTGGAGATGACGCTATCGACAAGGCTCGCAAGGGTAACATCAAAAACCAGTACCGTATCCAGGCGATGCTGTATGGTTTAGGGTGGGAGAAGAAAGGTTACAAAGTTTCTCACGTTTCTTTGTCTTTTCTTCCTCGTAATAAAGACTTAAATGATGCACAGGTGGTAATGTTGCGTTATGAGAGAGAGGTCGCTGCCGAAGCACTTGCTTCGTTGGAGGCTATGATTGATGCTGCAGAACTAGTTGGCTGGGAAGCCGTAATAGCAAAGCAGCCTAAGGCTTCATTCTGTTTCGACTGTAAAAGGTTTGAACAGATGGAGATGGGCGACGTCCAGTCGCTCATTTGAAAATAAATAAAGTATAGAAAGAAGCAAAGCAAATGGTAGATATGAATGAAGTAATGCCAGACCCAAACGACCTACTGTCGATTAAGTCTGTGCCAAGCATCTCGTTTAAGGATGCAAAGGTTGGTGACGCCTACACTGGTGTTATCACCGAACTGGAGACCGCACAGGTCCGCAACTACGACTCTGGCGAGCCAGAGTTCTGGGATGACGGCAAGCCAAAGCTACAGATTGTAGTAACCCTTGCAACCGATTACCTAGACCCATCAGTAGATGAGGATGACGGTACTCGCAAGGTTTACCTATTCGGTCAGAAGCTTGCTGCTGCTCGTACCGCAATGAAAGAAGCAGGAATTCAGAAGCTTGAAAAGGGCTTCAAGTTCACTATTTCTTACGCTGGAACCAAGCCATCGTCGAACAAGAAGTACAATGATGTGAAGCTTTACGCCATCAACATTGTGCCATCGAAGTCGAACGCTGACGTGGACGCCCTGCTAGTTGGAATGGGTGCAACCGAGGTTGTAAACACTCCAGCCCCTAAGTCGCTAACTGTTGAGCAGATTGATAAGATTAAGAAACTTACTGCAGCAGGTTTTGACGAGACTGAAATCGCTGACACGATGGGTATCACTAAGGCTGACGTAAAGTCTGGTCTAGAACTCATCTAGCAAACTAGAAAGGAGGGAGCACACTCTAACCTGTGTGCTCCCTCTAATCTTCTTCATCTTTGAAAGGAATTTATTATGGCATTTACCAAGCCATTCCAAGAACTACTTGAACGCTTAGGTCGTACCAGCGAAGACTCTGTAACTATCGCTTACCAGTCCCCTAAGCAAATGTTTCGTGTTCGCCAAACAAAAGTAGAGTTCGCTGACACTGTTGTTGAAGCACTCACTGATGCACGCAACAATGTTTGGTTCGAAATTAACCCTACTAACTGTGAGGGTCGTGCCAAAGCAGAAGACATTACTCGTCTTGCTGCTGTATGGATTGATATTGACTTCAAACCGACTGGAATTCAAAGTGAAGAGAACGCTGGCGAACTTGTTGACCTTATTGCAGACCTTATTGGTGTTGCTCCTACTGCAGTTGTATATTCTGGGCATGGGCTACAACCTTACTGGTCCATTGACCCCGAAGAGGAGTACACCCAAGAGCAAGCGTCGGGTATTCTGGCTCGTTGGGGAGCATTCGTTCGGTGGTTGGCTGCTTCGCAAGGCGGTCAGCTTGACTCCGTGTTCGATTTACCCCGAATCTTCCGTGCACCTTCGGGAACTAACTTTAAAGATGATGCTAATCCGATTCCAGTACGTGTAGATTTCGCTGAAAACTGGCGACCAATCTCACTTGCAGAACTTGATGATGTTCTAATCGCTCACGGCTTCACCAGCATGGTCACTATGCCTGATGACTTTGAGAAGCACTCAGGTCACGAAGAGTGGGAATACGCTGACCACGACTGCCACTGGGTAACTAACCTATTCTCATCAGTTCGCCCTACTAATGGTGTTCCTAAGAGTCGCCACGGCTGGCTACTACAACAGTTGGTAAAGATTAACGCTGCACACCGCAACGGATGCCTAACAAAGCACTCTGCAGGGCTACTTGTAGAGTCCTTGGTCGAATCTTTCCGCCAGTTCCTAACCGCTAACCCTTCCCGTGAAGAAAACCCTGGCGAAATTCGTGGAGCAAACCGTTGGGCTATTTCTCGTGTTGAAGCATTTAACGACACCCAAATGTCTGCAGAACTACGAGGTCACCGTCATGAAGAAATCTTTTCAGGCGACCCAGAAACAGGGCTAGAAGAAGAAAACGTCAAAAGCAACTACGAATTCAACGACCTAGTAACCATTTACAACAAGTCCTATGAGTCGTATGGACGCACAGACGCAGCAAACGCTTACCGCCTCATCCACTTCATGCAAAACACTTACATTTATGTAACAGATGTGGGCTGGCACCGTTGGGATGGCGGACGTTACGTTCTAGATAAAGAAAAATCTATTCTTCAGACTGCTATTGATGCTGCTTTGTTCTGTGAAAACACAACATTGCTTCCTGAGCAGTCAAAATGGGTTGAAGTATCAATGAATAAAGAAAGGTTGCAAAATGCTGTCACAATCGCAGCGACAGATAATCAAGTCTTGGTACCAGCCATTAACTTGGACTCAGAAATTAACTCGCTCTGTACTCCTGATGGGATTGTCAACCTACGAACTGGAGAAATTCGACAGGCAAGTAAAGGTGTGGACCTTAATACAAGACAAACCATTGTCTCTCCAGCAAAAATGGCAACTCCGATGTGGGATAGATTCCTTAAGGAAATCATTGAGGACGAAGACCGAA